TCTATTGCCATTAGCGTTTACCATCCACACGAGCATCTAGTCTAGGCACCCCTAACTGCCAATTAACCCCCAAGTCTTCAGAACTAATCTTTAACGCCATCTGACGTGCACGGGCACGGATAAATACCTGATCCGTGTAAACATCCACCGCAGTCTCGATTACCGGCTTGGAGTCCGTCGTACCTACAGGTTGGAAGCCTGATCCCGGGAAATTGCGGGGGCGAATCTGTAATGTTACTTCTGGTGCAGCGGCGGTTGAGTTAGAAAAGTTAATATCTGGAATCATACGACGGGTCAGCATAAACTGCTCACCATCGGCAATATCAAAGTCAGATGATTGAATGTAAGCCGTTATAGGAGCGCCATCGTCGTCTAAACCGTTTTCTTGGTCGTATAAAACTCCAGTGCTGGTACCACCGGGTGTATTGACTGCCATAGGATACTCACGCAACGGACTATCTAACCATGCGGTACGATCAATATTCCCGTAGTACCAGATACGCTCAAGGTAGTTATAGATTACATAACGGTTAGGGTACGAAGAGTTAGAACTTGGGTATAGCCACCAAACTTCGTTCCAACCCTCGTTTGAGCCAGAAATAATAGTATCGGCCTGACTAAAATTAATATCTTGAAAGATAAACTGTCGCAAGGTGCAAGGGAGCGTTTCAACACGGCCTGAATAAACATAAAACTTTTCGTTCCCCATCCAGTAAGTTATGTTATTTACGGTTACAGCAGCCCGTGGGCTAAGGATAGAGATGTTGTCTGCTAATTCTTGTAGCCCAAATACATCTGTGGTTCCAAGGTACTGGAAAGAATACAGATGCGATTCTGTCCATACCAAAATCTCTTGTCTGGTTGGTAGAGCACGGACAATCCTTGACCCTCTAGAAACCCTTATAAATCCCGCAGAGTTGGTAGGCGTCGGAGTCCATTGACCCGGATTATCCTGATCAGCCCACCTAATAAGAAGGGGGTCAAAAGTAGCCACATTAGTAGAACCAAAAGGCACACTCCCAAAAGCGAGAAGATGCTTGTCGTTTTGCGATACAAGAACCTGCATGGCCTTAACTGGGACTGCATTGGCGTCGTATCCATCTGCTGTAGCCTTTTCTGAAAGAAGAATTGCATTGGTCTGAAGGGCGGTTCCGGAGTTAACAGAAGACCCACGCTCCCAATAATAAACAGCACCATCTCGTATATTGGCAACTAAATCGTTATCAAAGTTGTCATACCACCAATCAGTACCTTGTAAAGCAATCGGTGTTGTTCCGCCAAGGCCCCACTCAAGACGGCCCCAAGTATCTGTACCCCAACCATAACCAAACGTACCGCCGGGGGTGCCAGTATCTATTTGATACTTACCAATTGTTGCGGAGCCACCGCTACCCGAATCAGAAGCGTTAGCCGTTACCGGAACAACAATTGTGTAGGCGTTGGCATTAACTACCGTAGCAATCTCAAATCCTGCATTGGCGTTTAAGATCGCAGCCGTGACATTACCACCCAAAGAAACGGCGCCAGTGAATTGAACATAATTACCTGCCACTGCTGGATTACTTGTATCCGAAACTGTTACGGTAGAAGATCCGTTAACAGCAGCAAATGTTACATCTCCAGCAGCCGTTGTGGCTTGAAGAGGGGTGATGTCATAAAAATAACCACCTGCTTCTATGTACAGTTTTAAGTTTGTTCCAACGGCTAATAGGTTGTCCCCAAAAGTCGTTACATAGTTAAATAGTTGACGGCAAGTCCCAAGGAAGGTATTAGGAGTCTGCTTAAGCCAGCCACCAATCTTTTGGGGGAAACCAGAAAGGAAGCGAATTTTGTCGCCCTCAAACCAGCCACCCTCGTTAGAGTAGTTAGTTTGATCTCGGTTTATTCCCGGCTTAAATTTAAGTGCTATAAATGGCATGATTAGAAGTAGTTAAAGTTTATGTTTATACTTTTTTTTTCATCTGTACAGTTTGTACTGCTATGTAATTTACTTGGATCAAACATTAAAAGTCGGTTTTCTATTGATTCTATTTTTGTACCATCTTCAAGAACAGTAAACCCATTGTTTGTATTTACATAAAAGATTGCTCCTTTATGTTGAAAATTAAAATCTACATGTTTGTTATTTTCTACAAATTTATTTACATTTGGATGCAAATTACCCTTTATACGAACTAAAGCATTTACATCTAACTTTTTAATAATTGGATCTAAAATATTATAAAAATTGCTAGTTATAGTTTTTACATAGAACATATGCACAAAATAATAGTTGTCTATAACTTCTCTTGAGTCAGATATTGTATTTTTAAAAAACCAAGGAAAATCTGCGCCTAGCATTACGCCCTGTATATTTTTTAATTCATCTTCCAATAAAAAATTATCAATAACTTTGTACATTTCTATGCAACCAATCCGGGTAGATACACCGTTTTACCGCCCTGTTTGGTAGCGGTCAAGTTTTGCTTCTTAAGGTTGGCAGGGTCGTAGGAGACATGAACCCAGCCCGAATCAGGCACTCCGGGGGTATAGAATTCAAGGATCAACTGGGTATACTCAAGGTTGTCCATAATCCATATGGCTAGGTCTGCGTTGGGGATTCCGGGGATTTCGATATCCGAGGCTTGGCCTCTGCAATGATCACTGGTTTTCGAGCCACCGACTTTGGCGTTGACTTCCGGGTGGCGGTAGCCGGAGTTGACTTTGACCCCCGCCTTAAAATGATCCCTAACAGGCTGAAGAACTTTTTCACACAGTATTTTAAGACTCTCAATTTCGGCCTCCCCGGGCGTGTTGTCCATGTCATGACGCAGTGCAGTATCAGACTTCACCATTTCAGACAGAGTAAAGTTAGCGGTCAGGTTCATTTTGCTTGGTTACTTCCTATTTTAATGCCGGTAATTAGCCCAATAAAACCACCCACAATGGTCTGAAAGGCTGGCATCAGCATCTCAAAAATCTTGTTGTTGTCCACTTTTTCGTCAAATAAGCCAACACAAACCGATACCGTCATACCCAAAAGGATCATCGACAGGGAGACAGTCGCAATAATCGTTATCCAAAAACCTAGCCGTTCAAGGTTAGAGTTCATTTTTTAGCCTTCATATCCATGATCTTCTCAAGGGTGCGCCCACCGAAGTAGAAAGACATAATCAGCATACCCCACTGGCCCAAGAGTTCTACATAGTTATTGTTTACCTCAATCTCCCAAGCGCTCATCATCCCAAAGACGGTGTAGGTCAATAGGATAAAGATCAGTGTCATAGGTCGGATATTCTTAGATAGCCACGAGTCCGACTTCATATCGGCTTCAGCCCGTTTGGTCAGGTTATCTTGCTCGTTCATGTCGGCTTGGAGTTTGGCAAGTTCGCCTTTTTGTTGCATCTCTAAAAGCATAGCCTGCGCCTTGGCCCGTGCCTCTGGGTCTGGAAGAACCTTGTCAAGAACCTTTTCCCCAATACTTAATAGTGCTGCTATTGGTAACATAATTATCCCTTTGTCGCTAAATAAAGACCGACGTTGCTAAAGGCATAACCGGCAAAAACAATTGCCATCGGGAAGTTTCCCTTAGTGCCCTGTTCAAAACATATGTAAGCGTAAATACATCCCACTAAAATAATCAGCCAAGGACTCATTGTTTAAACTCTCTGACCACGGAAATAAGCCACGCCGTCAAGCACTTCACAAAGTTCTGGCGGCAATAATTTCCCATTCTCGAACGTAAGCACACAGAATCCTGAGCACCAGTTGACCGGGTTCATTTCTGTATATACAAATTGCTCACCATAAGGTTCTGCCAGCGTCCCGGCATCTACCCCCCAACGACGACCATCGTAATCACTAAAGGGGGTGGTTTTTAACTGATGTAAGTGACCAGTCACTATCGAACGCCCAGATTTCAGGGCATTGTTCCACGTACTATGAACACCGTTATGGTAGCGGTGCTTGATAACAACCGATCCATTAATATCAACCCGCCAACCGTGATGCCAGCCCGGGAAGTAATCCCAAAGAGAAAGCATATCCCCTATCTCAGGGGCATTGACGGCGATATACCGATGTAATCGAACGTCGTGATTACCTATCGTCCATAGGAAAACAGCGTTCTTTGTAGCGTTACGCACCTCATCAAGGCGGTCTCTACAAGCCTCAATTTCTTTCTTGGGGGTCGGAGGATTGGTTCCCATCAAAGGCTCATGCCTTGAAATCCTAGCGCCGTCCACCACATCCCCGTTCATGATGACTGTTTTGGGCTTATATTCCTTGATTAGATTAATAAATGCCTTGTGCGCTACTGTAGATTCACCGGGCCAGTAGTGTGCGTCTGATCCAATAAAAACCATCCCATTTTCAACTGTGTGTTCTATAATTCTTCGATCTTCAGGTATGTACGTTTTTTGATGAAGTTTTTGTGATGCAGCGTATGCTGGCAATGCAATTCCTTGTTCTACTTGAATCTTGGCTTTGCGACTAGCAAGCGCTCGAATAGACATACCAAGTTGTTTAGCAGCCATTTGAGTACTGCCAAATCTCTTCATCGCCGCAATAATCTCTTCGTCAGATACTTTTTTTAACGCCACGGGGTTTCCTTGGTAGTTTTATTTCATCAATAGGGCCATGAGAACTTGAGTCGTACATACAAGCAATCTCAACCGCCTCCTTCGGAGAAGCCCCATAATGCATCGCCGCTATGGCAAAGTTGGCTCCCGTCCCTATACTCCAAAAATCATTTTTAATTCTTGCCGGAATAATTGAACTTTCATATATCCACAAACCATCGTGCTTTAAAGAAATTACCGTAACCTCGGTATCAGAATCCAAATCACCACCGGACTCCATTACCTGATAAAACTTTAGAATCTTGTCCCAATCACCACAGGCACCGTAAATACAATCCTTGCCCTGCCGTAACTTCTCTACTAAGTAAAAACTATCATCACCGCTTACCATGCTATCTGCGGCAATCTCTCCCGTAGAAAACTTAGCGGCAATGGTGGTCATTACAGATGTCCCTTAGCAATGTAATAAACAGTTACCATGAAGAACGCTATGGTGAAGCACCAAAACTTTAAAGCCCTTAACTTAGCCAGATCCCTGCCAAACTCATCCTTACCTTGCTTGGCTTCTTTAATCTGACGCTCTTTAATGGCCTGAATCTCAACCCATTCTTTCTCTGCTACCTCTTTGCCGTACCGCTCTATTAAACTATCCTTTAATTCGTTTTCTGCTTCTTTAATTTGCTTTAATCTGCGCCACTCAGCAAAAGCCGTCATGATTGTAGTGTCGCCCTGAACAACTCGCTGCCTTTGTTTAAACGCCTGCTTGGCCTGTAACTCGGCTACCCCTAACTTCTGGATGTCATCAACAGCGGACGATAACTCCTTGCCCGACTGGATCGCAGACTTTATGCCCTGCGCCGCACCCTTTGCCGCAGTAATAATCGGATCTATATCTGACAAAATGCATCCTTATTCCTAAGTTTGACCCCAAGTT